CTACCAAAGGCGTTCCCCCCACCAACTAGGTGGGCAGTAGGGTAGATGAAGCCCTACGAACCGGCCGTGAGCTTGGCAGCCCACTTCGGCACATCGGTGCCGGAGCGCGCCCCCGCGGGATACCATAGCCAGGTGGTCTTGAACCCCCTGACATGGCCCCGCGGAGTCACGCCGTCGCTGGGAACACCGTAGAGTGCACTCGCGTGCACAACATCCGGTGTCCAATGGTGGAGAGGTAAGCGTCGAGGCAGGGCCACAAGGGCCCGAACCCAAACGCCGTCCCACCCACCATCAGGTCGCTTCGTAACCCATTCAGCCTCATCACGGTGAAGAACCGTGTCACCGAGGCTGGCAGGGCCACGAAGCTTCCTTATCGCAGTTGGCAACTGGTCCATGCAGTACCGACGAGCCTCACCAGTTAGGTGGGGTCGACCGATACGCACGAGCCCGTTGTGGAGTGCGATCCAGTCCTGTGGCTCATCGGGATAAGTCTTCAGGTAGTGCGGCCTTACGGCCACACCATCGAAGAAGTCTCCGCCACAGCTTTCCCTGAAGGGACCCGCGACAAACGTCTTAGCGTCATTGGGGGTGAACCCAAAGTAACGCAACGCTGCCATTAGGGCGTCCACGTATCCCGGCTCTGCCGGCACGATTAGGTCGTCACCGTAGCACCACGTTTGACCGTGAGTCGACGTCTGCTCCCTCAGCGTTTCCGCGAGGGACCAGAAGATGAGCGTTTCAAGCTCAAATGTGAAACCATTCCCCATAGAGGAGAACTTTTCGAGGTAGACGAATTTCCCATCCACATCAGTGAATGGGGCCCTTAGAGAATCGAGCAATTGGTACCACTCATCCGGTAGGAGGAGTCTCACCAGCGTACGGCAAACCGTATCACTGGCATTGCTCAAGTCCAAAGTCGCCACCGACCCGTCTGCACTGCCCTTTCGGGCAAGCTCGCGGTGAAGGTCTTGACCTTGGTCCAAGTCTATGCCGAAGCGCAGGAGTCGCTTACGAATAAGCGCCCCTACGCCGAGTTGCAATACAACGGCGGCAGATGCCTCCTTGCAGCAACCTCGGTCCTTCTTCGCGTCTTTAGGCACGGAGAAGAATACGTTCCCCCTGTCGGATGGCAGGCGGACGTTTCCATGTATACGACCCCAGGCGGAGGCGTATATAAAAGGCTCAAGGCCTCTCATGGATTCATAGACAACAGGCCGGGTTTCGATCTTGTCAGGGATCGTTATTTTTGATCCCTTGTTACTCGTCGTGGCGCCGGGACTAAATCGGAGATCTAGCCCGTCGGGCAACTTACCTAGCACACATTTCACTTTTTTCCGCCACAGGTCGATGAAACCTGCAACGCGCACTTCGGAGAGGCTAAAAGGCCCCTGATTTCCGATGTAACGAGCGAGCCGTGCATTCGATTCGGAGTTGGTCCGTTCACACTGCCAGAAAGTCTTAACTGCCGTATCGCGGAGGTTACCCTCCAGCGGCGGCGACTTCCTAGCAAAGTCTGTGACCATAGCGTCGGCCAAATAGGCCTCCGCATCCGAGTAGTTGCCGGGATCGACAGCCTCCAGCTTTTGAAGCTGGGGCCACTCCCCTCCTTCAGCCATCAGCCTTACGGCGATGGCGCGGGGCGAGTCGACTTGTCGCGCTAGGCGCGCAAGTACCGAACAAACTTGGTTTGTTCTTGGGTCCATCATTGCTCTCCTAGGGTCTTGTGGACCCTATCTTCGTAAAAGGAGGATAACTGCCAGCAGAGCGAGCAGCCAACCAACGTCCGGATCCAGTGTTACCACTGCATCAGGTCGCGGGCGCGCCATCGGACACCATGGAGGTGACGATGGCGTGTTTCACGAAGTTCTGGACGTACGCGATGGCGTCGGCCTTACCGGATTCCGGGAAGTCGGACGGAACCACGATGGAGATGTTGGCCTCGACGGCCGATCCCACCATGGTCTGTCCGCTGCCCGTATCGACATAGCTCGACGGGACGCGCACCTTCAGGGAAGTGCGTTTCGAAGGAGCCCGCCCGGGGGTGTTCACGTTGCCGACCAGCGCCGAGAGGCGCGGGAAGACACCGGATACAGCCCCTTCTTTTAGAGCCCAGTCCGCCGTGCTGTTAAGCCCAGCGGCAGGGTTGAGGAGGGTGAAGGTCTTGTCGACCGGGGGGGTGGCGCCGTTGGCGATCACGAGGTTGTTTGCTTGAGGCATGATAACGAAAGGGTGAAAGGTTGATTTACAACCGCCCAGTTAGGCGGCCAACGAGTCTCAAGGCAGGTACAGCTTGCTGTACCATGAGGGACGCCGCCATGGCGGCAGTCCCCCAATCGACCTTCGGGGGACGGAAGTCCAGCGTGCGGGGAAGTACCACGGGCCGAAGCTCGCGGATCTTCCAAACTAGCTGGTCATGCTGCCCTTCGGAGCCGATCAGAGGATAAAACTCTTCCCTTGAGTAGGCGCGATTGCCTGTGGACGTAAATGTCACGCTAGGCTGATCAAACGTCAGACCCGCAAAGTCGCTGATGGAATTCACCAGCGCCCCTACGTTGCTAATCATATTAACCAGGAAACTAAACGGAACTACGTCCCAAGCTACCGCAAGCGGGTTGATGAGGCCCGCTCTTTCCGCCAACCAAAGGTTGGGGTTGGTGATGCGCACACCGCATGCCGCCACGCACCTTACGGTGCCATGGTAGTACGCGCTTTCCTTGTACCAACCGGGTCGTTCGTTAAGAACTTCCCATTCGTACTCGGCGCGCCCGGAGGTCCTTACAAACTCATGCTTATCAGCGCTCTGTATGACAGTGTCACACGCGGCTTTGATATCGGCGATGAGTGGTTGCCATCCGAAGATGACTTCCAAGTAAGAGTCGGCCACCCTTTTGGGGAGGACGATCTTCCGGCGTGACGACAACGACCGCAAATGCTCCGCCGTGGTTTCGACCACTTTGGCGCGTTTGACGATCATCTCTTGGGACTGCTTCCATGAAGCAAGCGTGACCCCAAGAGAGGCATTACCATCATAGAGCAGAGACCGCAGTTTACGATAGGCCCGCGCTTCCGCCTGGCCCATCGCATCATACAGCTCTGCCCGCTGATAGTTAGCCACGTGATCAGCTGAGTAACCATTGTTACCAGCGTAAAAGCCTGTCTCGTAATGAGACATTACCTTACCTTTCCTTATGTCGCAAGGGTTCGCCCGAAGGCGTAACTTGCCGTCAGCCCCCCGAGGGGAGTTGCCGCTAAGGATCTCCACGTAATCGTGGGTAACCCATACGCCGTCACGACGACGATGGGAGAGGTGGTAGCTTCTATTAGTCACGATTAGAACTCCTCTGTCAGGTTTGACTTGACCGAGAATCCGAGTATCACTCGAACGGGGTCCGGCT